AGGTCCTAGACTAGAGCTAGCTGCAGTTTGATTAGGAAAATTTCTTAAGTCTAATTCAACTATTGTATTTCCAGCCTGAGTTATAAAGTCGGGTAAGAATCTGCTCACTCTCATTATATGTTCTCCATCCCCTTTAAATGTAATTCCTTCTCTTTGAGATTGAGTAATATCAAAATCTCCAGATAATATATTAGCCGCAATAGCAGATGTAGTTCCTATTTTAACTTGATTAACTCCTGTTTCATGTTCATAATAATAAGTTACACCATCAGTATTACCGGTTACATCAAAAGAAGTATCAGTATCTGCATCATAGGCTGTACCATGAGGTAAACCAAAGATAGCTGAATCAGCCCAAGTTGTTCTTGGGAATTGAGAGCTAGCGTTTGTATACCATATAGGTCTATTAATAGTTGAATCTAGATAACTATAGACAACACATCTATTAACCACATTGGAATCGGCCGTTGGATAGAACCACATAACTTCACCAAACAAGTTATTTAATCCACAAAAGATAAATTGATTTGAAGTTTTATTTAAATCATCATAAACATAATCTTCTACTAGGCAGTCCATTGATTCTAGTTTACCAGTAAATTTAAAGAAACCATTTTCAGACATCCAGTATGCAGCACCATCAACTTCGGCAGCTGCATTTTTTCCAATCAAACCACAGTTGGTACCTACTTGCTCATAAGCGAAAGTAAAAGGAGTCCCTACAAAACGCATGGTAAATAATGAGGTATCTGTCCATACGTAAAGTGCGTTTCTACCTAACTTCGCTCCCATGATCCGTGAGCCGGCAGCCAATCTTTGTGTGCCAGCACTATTGATTGCAGTAGGTGCCCAAGTGTTGATATCCTCTTGTGAAGAGAATCTTATAAACATATCATCTTGAGATGATGTTGTTCCAATTGTTGTTTCTGTTCCAAATAAAACTAAGTGACGATCGGGAGTAGAGACTAACATATCTCTAGACGCGGTTGGCGCACCAGATATAATGGTAGCTCTTGTTGATGCTGCATTATTTAGATCTGAATCCCATTCAAATACAGCACCATTACAAATTAATGCAATTAAAGTAGTGCCTAAATTATCCAAAGACCATAAACCAGGTTCAGCAACTTTATCTGTAGTAGTTGAGGCCTGACCCCATGCAGCATAGTCACTATAATTAGTAACCGTAGCCCCATCTAAATGAGCAGCTCTAGTGGTTCCTCTTGCCGCTCTGCTTATTCCTGTTAAATCGCTTCCTGAAACTCCTGTATAAGAAATTTCTTCTGTACCTACTTGAATATAGTTCGTACCACTGGTTGGAAATCCTGTAACTGAATCTAAAGTAATGCTGGTTCCTGATCCTCCGGTTCCATATGCATCATCTCCTAAAGCTCCATCTAAAGTTGTCGTTTGCGGATTGGTTACTGTACCACCGAACTGAGATATACCCCAACCATATACACCAACTTGCTCTGCAGGTCCGACATGATAATATTGATAATAAGTAATTCCTCCTGAAGTTGTGGCTCCCGAATCAGTTTCAACACTATCCATTGTAATTTCTAGAGTAAGAGCCGTAGGAACATCTGTTACCATAAATTTTGTGTCCGCAAAATCTGAAGCTCCATAGACAGAGTCAGTGATTGTACTAAAGGTAGAAGAATCGCCAAATAATATTATGTCGCCTGTTTGAAAAGTGTGGGTGGAAGAAAAAGTTAAAGTTACAGTTGCGCTTCCATTAGACCTGATGGATTAACTAAAGGATGAATGTCATAAAAAACTCCTCCTGAATAAGCATATAAAATTCTATTAGTTCCTAAGATGGCATATTTGATACCATCTTTATTAACCATATGATGAAGAGCTCGGGTAGGACCGGTTAGTTTTTTGTCTCCTAAAGAAGACCATCCTCCTATTTTTTCTGGAGTGCCATACCTAAAGCGAACGTTTTCGCCGCTAGTCCATTGTGCTTCTGCGCCGGTAGGTGTAATTTGTTTATTAAATCCTGGTAAAAATCCTATTTTTTGTAACATAGTCTTTTCATTATATATGGGTTTTAAACTATTTTCTAGCTAAATCAAAAGCTATAGAGTACCTATCAGCTTTTAAATGACAAGGTACAGAGTGTATCAAACTACTGTCAAAAAGTATCAAAGAATTTTCAGGGCATTTAGATACAAATACTTCAAATTGGTCTCTTTTAAAAAAGGGGCCTAAATTATATGGGTTTTTAATAAAATAGATCATAGACACTGGAACGTTATGAGGATGAGAATGCCAACTAATATAATCCCCACTAGAAAAATTAGCCCAACACTTGTCTATTTTATACTCTGTGTAATGTTTTTTAATTTTGTCTAAAAGAATGTTCATTTCCTTATATGTGTGAAAGTTTGGTTTGCTTTGTAATCCTGGAAAATTTGGACCTAAGTCTATTACTTTTGTTTTTGCAAATTTCAAAAGGCGTAGTCTTTCTTTATTAGTTAGAATATGCTTATACAGTTTCATTATTGACTTTCATTATTAAACCAATATACTATCCTACATTAAAGATGAAAGAAATCAAGTGAATTTAATAGGTCTGAGACTGTGCGAACATGATTCCAACATAAGTTTTTATGATGGAAAAAACTTTTATTACTATAAGTCTGAAAGAGATTTTCAAACCAAACACCACGCTTTTGATAACTTATGGGAATGGAAAGAAATAGTTTATAAATTATGGAACTTAAAAGAAAAAGACATAGACGACACGGCCATAGTGCTAGACCCTTGGAGACATAAGTTACCAATAAACAATGAAGAGTTTTTCCCTGCAATAGAAAACTACCCCCATACCCCTTTTAAAGCATCAAGACTTAATCATCATTATGCTCATGCTCTTAGTACTGAAATTATACATGATGACCTAAAGGGTCATATAATAATTGACGGCTTTGGAGATTTAAATCAAGCCGTGACTATTATAAAAAAGGATAAATTAATTAAAGTACTTCGTGTAAGTGAATATGAATCCTTAGGTCAGCTTTATTCAATGACAGGGGAAAAAGAATTTCAGATAAAAGCAGGACACCCTGAAGACGTAGCCGGAAAATTAATGGGTCTTCAATCTTATGGCAGGATAGATACAGATTTTTATAAGACGTTAAATCATTTTACATTTGAAAATATAAGAGAAGTATTTAGCCCCAGTCTTTTTGTTGATTTTAAAAAGAACGAAACATTAGCAGGTCTTGAAAAGCTATCTTGGATGGCAACCATTCATAAAAAAACTGGAAGTCTGATAGTGGATTACTTTAAAAAATTTTTTAAAAAGAATGATTCAATCGGTTATTCAGGAGGGGTTGCACAAAATGTAATATGGAATACTGAATTAAAAAAATACTTTCCTAATTTAAAGATACTTCCTTATTGTGCTGATGAAGGATTAAGTATAGGAGCGGTGGAATATTTAAGAAGAAAGTATAAATTAAATAAACCTGTACTTAAAAATTTTCCATACAGTCAATCTGACGAAGCTCCTCCAACACGACCAACAAGTAAAACAATAAAACAAGTTGCTAAAGCGTTAAGCAATAATAAATTAGTTTTATGGTATCAAGGTCACGGAGAACTAGGTCCTAGAGCCTTGGGCAATAGATCAATACTCTTTAATCCTTTTAATAAAAAAGCTAGAGAAATAGTTAATAGGGTTAAGAATAGAGAAACCTATCGACCCTTTGGCGCATCTGTTTTAAAAGAAGATGCACATCGATATTTAAAAAATCCAATAGATAATCCTTACATGTTATATGTAAGTGATATAACTAACTCTAAGTTGTATGGTATTAAACACGTGGATAATACTTGTAGATATCAAACTGTAGATAACAGTAATAAAATTTTTTATAGCCTGTTAAAAGAATTTAAAAAAATGACAGGGGAGTCCATTCTTTTAAATACTAGTTTAAACATTGCAGGGAAACCAATCATGGGAGCTAAAAATAATCTCTTGTCTTTAATAAAACATCCTGATATAGATATGGCTGTTTTCGGAAATGAAATTATAAAGAAATATGGAAAAAGTAGCATTAACTAAATCTGAATTGTTTGTTGACTTTTTTAAAACAGAAAAGTCTTTAATCTCATCTTGAAAAAAGCATGGGTGAAGAATTAGAAAAATCAAAAAGATTTACGGGCGTCCCATTAAATCACAATGTGAATATTCAATGGTTGTTTGAATATGTTAAAGATCGATTCACAAAATTTACATTCCCAAATCAAATAAATATCTCCCCAATGAGATATGAATTACTTTTAACTAAACCAGGAGAATTACATCCTACTATCTATGATATAGATAAGTATAATTTATACGGCTCGCCAGATTATACTATCCTTTATGGACTTAATGGAACATCAGAAGTAACATTGTTTTATGATGACCATAGACACATATGTAAAACATGGAACATTCCTTTAGAAAAAGATAAATTTATAATGTTTAATAGTAGTATTAAATATCAAATTTCACCAAACAAAAGTAATGAAAACAGGTTTATAATTAAAGTAAAGAGTCAGCAGATAACTTAATGCAAGAACAAAAGTTTTCTTATTGGTATTTTAATAATGCAATACCTCATCATGTTTGTGATGACATAATTAAAAGAGCAGCCGAAAAAAAATCAGAAATAGGTTTAACCGGAGCACAGACCCATGAGGACGTAGATAAAAAAGCCTTATTTAAAAAAAGAAATTCAGACATAGTTTGGTTAGATGAGCGTTGGATATATAACCATGTTATTCCTTTTATTCATTCTGCAAATGAAACTGCAGAATGGAACTATAACATAGATTCTACAGAGCATCCGCAGTTTACTAAATATGGACCTAATCAACATTATGGTTGGCACCAGGATTGTGAAATTAATTTGAAACCTAATAAAGGTCATAGAATTAAATACTACAATGGTAAAATGCGTAAACTAAGTATGACTTGTCTATTGAATGATCCAACTGAATATACTGGAGGAGAATTTGAATTTGATTTTAGAAACTATGATCCTGATAAAAGAAAACCAAAGCAACATGAAAGTGTTGTTACAGAAGCTACAACTAAAGGATCCATCTTTGTCTTTCCTTCTTTTTTATGGCATCGAGTTAAACCCGTCACAAAAGGTGTACGTTATTCTTTAGTAGTTTGGATGTTAGGAAAGCCATGGCAGTAAATAATTTTAAAAAAACAGGTTATGAAATTGTTAAAAAAGCTATTCCTAAAAATTTAGCAACGTTTGTATATAATTATTTTTTAATAAAACGACAAGTTTTTGATACCTTTATAGAAAAAAAATATATCTCTCCTTACACAGAAGACTGGGGCACTTATAATGATCCTCAGGTTCCGAAGACTTATAGTCATTATTCTGATGTTGCGATGGAAACTTTATTATTATTGGTTCAGCCCATTGTAGAAAAAAGTATAGGATTAAAGTTAACACCTAATTATTCCTACGCAAGGATCTATAAAAGAGGAGATGTTTTAGAAAAACATAAAGACAGATTTAGCTGTGAAGTATCTTGCACTATGAATCTTGGTGGAAATATTAAATGGCCAATGTACTTAAAATCAGGGAAAAAAGAAATTCCTGTAATTCAATCACCTGGAGATTTATTAATTTATAGAGGGGCCGACTTACAACATTGGAGAGAAGCTTATACAGGGAAAGATTACTGTCAGGTTTTTTTACATTATAATAATGTTAAAACAATTGGAGGAGCAGAAAACATATTTGATAGTAGACCTCATCCTGGACTACCACCTCCTTTTGCTAAAGCAAAACCATGACAACAAAATCAATAAAGGTTCCTTATTTTTTAAATAAACTTGAGAATTATGAAGTTATTAATAAATATTATTTAAACGAAATTAATAAAGGCCCTGTCAATAGTTATGGAGATATATATAATTCTGATTGGGATATTAAACCCAGTCATATTAATTATGCTTATTTTATAAATGAAATAAAAGACCATTTAAATGAAATGGTAAAATTTCTTTCTGTTAAAGAATATGAGATACATAATATTTGGTTTCAACAATATAAAAAAACTAATTTCCATGAATGGCATACACATGGAAAGGCTAATTATACTAACGTTTATTATTTAGAATTAGGAGAAAATAAAACAAGAATACGAGATCCTTTTACAAAGGAAGATATTGATATAAATGTTTCAACAGGAACTGT